TACTAAGATGGACGCTACCGGGCTCACCGGGACAGATGCAGGAACCTACAGCGCGTCCTTCACACCGAAGTCGGACTACGCATGGAGTGATAACACACAGACCGCCAAGACGGTGAGCTGGAGTATCGCCAAGGCAGCAGGCTCCGCTACCCTGTCTTCGGACAGCGTAGAGCTGGATCCGGATCACTTAAGCGTGACGGTAACGGTAACGGATGCCACGGGTACTGTATCCGGGGCCACAAGCTCCGATAATACGATCGCCACGGCTTCTGTGAGTGGTAACGTGGTCACAATCAGCAACGTAAACGAGGCAACTGGTACCGCCACCATAACGATCAGCATAGCAGCTTCTACCAACTACGAAGCTCTGACCAAACAGGTGGCCGTAGACGCTACCTTCGTGCAGGTCTACGGCGTAGAGTGGGACGGCACCAGCTCTTCTGCTATGAGCCGTACCGACGGTGCTGCAAGCTTCACTGATCCTGTACCTGCTTTGAATGGCAGCGGCGGCAGCAGCCCCTTCGATACTCTCATGCCTTGGGCGGGTATAGAGATCGTAGACGACGCGGATGCGGGTAAGCTGGTCAAGATCCCGAAGTACTACTACAAGTGGACGCGCAACGGATCCACGATGAAGCTGCAGATCGCGGACGGCCCCCAGGAAGGCTTCCTGGTATCCCCCGCACACGCCGACAGAGGCGATGGCAGTGGAGAGCGTGACTATGTCTATATCGGCCGCTATCACTGCGCCACAACGACCTATAAGTCTACCAGCGGTGTTAAGCCACAGGCTTCTATCACAAGATCTACGGCCCGCAGCTCCATTCATAACTTAGGCTCTAAGATCTGGCAGATGGACTACGCTATGTGGTGGACGGTTAACATGCTGTACCTGGTAGAGTTCGCGGATTGGGACAGCCAGAAAGTGATCGGCTACGGGTGTGGTGATAACAGCAATACACATAATTCCGGTGCTACCGATAGCATGGGCTATCATACCGGTACAATGCAGTCCAGCCGTACAACATACGGTTCCGGAACACAGTACCGCTATATTGAGGACTGGTGGGGCAATGTAAGAGACTGGTGCGACGGCATTTATTTCAGTACTGCTGACGTGTACTGTATTAAAGATCCTTCTGCCTTCTCTGACAGTACCGGCGGTACCAAAGTCGGAACGAGGAGCACCGGATCTTCCGGGTATATAAAAGCATGGAATACACCGAGCGCGGACGGCTTCGAGTATGCACTGTACCCCTCTGACCATAGTGCGTCGGAAGGGACTTATGTATGCGACGGCTGCGTCTATAGCTCATCAGGTGTAGTGCTGTTTGTGGGCGGTAATTACAGCCAGGGCCGGAGCTACGGCGCTTTCTGCTTGTACGGTAACGGCCAGGCGTCGGGCTCCTACGGTTACATCGGCTGCCGTCTCCAAAAGCTACCCTGAGGGGGTCCGGGGGCGCCAGCCCCCGATTAGATAGAACTATAGAGGTGATCAGAATGATTTACTGCAGAGGGAAACCTAATTAACAAATAACCATATAGGGGTATCTGTACCATCAGCTTGGTGTCACGTTTAGACGACAACTGCAACTATAACTCATCAGGTGTAGTGCTGAATGTGGGCGGTAATTACAACCAGAACCAGAACAACGGCGCTTTCTACTTGAACGGTAACAACCAGGCGTCGAACTCCAACGGTAACATCGGCTGCCTTTTCCTTGCTCCGGCTACACAGCCATTATGGGGTATGTCCCTCTTATGAGGGTTAACATATCGGTACGGATGCCGCTGACCTCTTGGTCAAGATTGTGTCGCTAGGGGTGGGCTTAGTACTCTCGAAAGAGCGCAGGAAACGTCCATAGACAACAAGGAGACATAACCCATGAAAAGAGTAGGACATCTTTTCGAGAAACTTATATCTGATGAAAACTTAACAGAAGCCATAGCTACCGTATGCGACTCTCACCGTTGGATCCGGTATCCGGTGCAGCGCAATAAGACCGTAGTACGCATGGAAGAGAACACGGAGAAGTATGTAGGAGAGCTTAGGGAGCTCATCGTCAACGGCTTCGTACCTTCCGAGGTCAGGATCCTTAAGAGATACGATGCGAACGCCGGAAAGTGGCGGGAGATATCGGAGCCTAAGATCTGGCCGGATCAGTGCGTGCACCACGCTCTTATCCAGGCGATAGAGCCGGTACTGATGCGCGGTATGGATCACTGGTGCTGTGGATCCATCAAAGGCCGCGGCACACATTACGGCATTAAGGCCATGAAAAAATGGATAAACCGGAAAGGCGCCAACTGGTGTGTTGAACTGGATATCCGGCACTTCTATAACAGTCTGACTCCGGAAGTGGTCATGCGGAGGATGAAGCAGCTTATCAAGGATCACCGCGTACTGGATCTGATCGAACGCGTGATCGCGGACGGTGTCCTGATCGGAGCGTACTGCAGCCAGTGGTTCGCTAACAGTCTGCTGCAGCCGCTTGACCAGGAGATCCGGAAGATCGCTACACATTATGTCCGGTACATGGATAACTTCACCATCTTAACAAGACGGAAGAGGGACGCTACGGAGATCATCCGGGTAGTATCTGCCTGGCTGAAAGCTCACGGGCTTAAGCTTAAAGATAACTGGCAGAAGTTCCGTATCACGAAGCGTCTGCCGAACGCTTTAGGCTACCGTTTCGGGCGCGGCTATGTCCTGCTGCGTAAGAAGAACCTTAAGAGGCTTAAGCGTGCTCTTAAGCGCTTCTACACCAGCCGGATCAAACGCACACGCTCCGGGGTTAAGTTCGCCCAGGGGCTTCTATCCCGTCTGGGACAGTTACGGCACTGTAACAGTGTCGCTCTGTATAAAAGGCTGATAAAGCCGAAAACACAGCGCAATCTTAAAAATATCATAAGGGAGGAGGTAATAGCATGGAATACATCTTTGGTACTGAGATCCATCGCGGCGTGACGGTGGAGGTGGTCAAGGTCAAGTCTGACCGTCCTGTCGAGCTCTCCGGGAGCTTCTCCGTAGAGCGTAAGTACACGGATGCCATTATCACGGATAACTTCATCGTGGTAGGCTGTATCCGCCGGAAAGACAAGGATGGAGTGTTCTACGCCTGGTATGAGATCAAGAACCACTGCCGCTACATTGACAAGTTCACTCCGGGGATCGGTCCGGTGATCGAGCCGGTAGTGGAGAGCATTGATGACACACAGGACGCACTCTGTGAAGCCAGCGAGGACTTCGACAGCAGGATCGCGGACATTGAGGACGCTCTTTGTGAGCTGACAGAAGGATAAGGAGGGAAAGCATAATGGCTAAGATTTGGAGAAACCGTATCGAGGCAGGTACCCAGAGACTGGATCACTGCCCCCAGAAGTACCGTAACGATGTGATCAGGCTCATCCAGGAGGATCTGGCTTCCGGAGCATACACGATCAGTCAGCTTAAGGCCCTGGTCGAGGATGGGATGATGAGCCCCGAGGAATACGAGGAGATCACCGGTGAGCAGTACGAGGCATGAGGATAAGTTCGGGATGGAGCTTTTCGAAGCTCTGTCCCGTATCATCGCTACCCAGCAGGACATCATCGAGAAGCTGTATATCCGGCTTTCCATGTATGAAGCGCTGGACGATGAGGAAAGAGCAGTACTTGAACAATTAAAGCAGGGAGGTATATGAGATGGAACCGTGGTTTCAGATGGGAGTAACGATCGTGTGTGCTGTGTTTGCGTCAAGCGGCTTCTGGGCGCTGATACAAAAGGGGAGAGACAAGAAGGACGCAAAGACCCGTATGCTCTTAGGCTTAGGGCATGACAGGATCATCTTCCTATGCAAAGCATACATAGAGCAGGGCTATATCAGCGTAGACGATTATGAGAACCTGCACGAGTATCTTTTCCTGCCCTATGTGGAGATGGGCGGTAACGGGACAGCAGCGAGGCTCATGAAAGATGTGGAAAACCTGCCTACGGTTCCCAACAAAAAGCCCGCCCGGAAAGGAGGATCGCATGAGGAGAAGAAAGAAGAAAATTGAATTTTCTAAAAAGATCCTGGCCTGCGTAGCTCTCGGCACTCTGGCCGTAGTGGTCGCTGCTTTCGTGTTGATGTGGCGGACTTCCGACCTGAGCCCGATGAGCTTTATCATTACCGGGATCTTTGCGGAACTGGCTAGCGCGACCGGCTTTTATTATTGGAAAGCGAAAAACGAGAACATGCTTAAGATCAGCGGTAGCCCTCTGCCGATAGAAGACGAGATCGATCCGGAGCCTGCAGAGTATACCGGGGAAGGAGGCGGCGTAGGATGAGTAACTCACCACTTGTAAGCTATACAAAATTAAGCCCGAACCATAGCGGGAAGCGTACCCACGCTATCGACCGGATCACGCCGCACTGTGTGGTCGGCCAGTGCTCCGTGGAGAGTCTGGGTGAAGTGTTCGCCCACACCTCCCGTCAGGCGTCAAGTAACTACAGTGTCGGCTCAGACGGCCGCGTAGGTCTGTATGTGAACGAGGAGAACCGTTCCTGGTGCAGCAGCTCCGCGGATAACGACCAGCGGTCCGTTACGATCGAGTGTGCTTCCGATACTACGGAGCCGTATGCCTTTAATGCAGCAGTCTATCAGACCCTGATCAATTTATGCGCGGATATCTGTAAGCGCAACGGTAAGAATGTGCTCCTGTGGCTGGGAGATAAGGGCACAAGCTTAAACTATAACCCGCAGCCTAATGAGATGGTGCTCACCGTGCACCGGTGGTTCGCTTCTACGGCCTGCCCCGGTACCTGGATGATGGACCACATGGCAGATCTGGCCTATAAAGTGACTGCTGCCCTGGGAGGAAAGACACCGCAGCCGACACCCGCTCCGGTGGATCCGGAGAAGCAGATCTGGGACAGCTTAAGTGCCCTGATCGGGAACGACTACGGAGTAGCCGGGCTGATGGGTAACCTGTACGCGGAGAGCGGACTGAGATCTAATAACCTGCAGAACAGCTTTGAGCGCACCCTGGGGCTCACGGATGAGCAGTACACGGCAGCAGTCGATAACGGCGGTTATACCAACTTTGTGAACGATAAAGCCGGATACGGACTGGCTCAGTGGACCTTCTGGAGCAGGAAACAGGCGCTTCTGACCTATAAGCAGGCCAAGGGCACCTCGATCGGGGATCTTAACATGCAGCTGGGCTACCTGGCGAAGGAGCTGACGGAGAACTATAAGGGTGTGCTGGACTGCTTAAAGAACGCTAAGAGCGTAAGGTATGCGTCTGATGTGGTGCTCACACAGTTTGAGAAGCCCGCCGATCAGTCCGAGGCGATGAAGCAGAAGAGAGCCTCCTATGGTCAGGTCTATTATGATAAGTATGCTGGCAGCAGTCCTGCACCTGCCCCGACACCCACACCGGCGCCTACGCCTTCCGTACCGTACATGGTGAGGATCGCGGTAGAGGAGCTGAACGTAAGAAGCGGCCCGGGTACCAACTATCCGATCGTAAGGACCGTAAGCCAGCCCAGCGTATACACCATAGTGGAAGTGAACGGATACTGGGGCAAGCTTAAGAGCGGCGCCGGCTGGATCAACCTGCAGTACACCACTGTATATGTGAAGGAGGGATAAGAGGATGCAGGATATCATATACAAGATTATTGTTAGTATCTGTGTAGCGGTACTGCTGCCGTGCCTGGCCTATACCGCCAAGAGTCTGATCGCTTATCTAAAAGCTCAGGCCGATGGTATTAAAAATACCACGCTGCGGGAAGCCGTACAGGAAGCCATAGAGCTGGTATGGAAGTCCGTAGTCTATGTTAACCAGACCTATGTGGACAGCCTTAAGAGCTCCGGCAAGTTTGATGAAGAGGCACAGAAGGAAGCCTTCAAGCGTGCCTCAGATGCAGCATACAGTATGATCAATGATGAGCTGCAGAAGACCATAGAGGAGCGTTACGGTAACTTCGGACTGTGGCTTACCACCCAGATCGAGCAGACCGTTAACGAAGAGAAAAAAGCAGACTGACACTCTTTCGGGTATGCCTCCATAAGCGGAGAGGGCTCCGGTGATCCGGGGCCCTTTCTGTTTCCCTTGACACTGCTGACGAAGGTCTCTATACTTAAGCAGGTATCGATATAACTTGTAATAAGTGTGACCGGAACAGCCACACAAAACGGCGTGTACTAAGGGCGTAAAGGTTCGAGTTTGACTGAGTATCGTCCACGCTGGCAGACTTTTTCGAACCATCGGAGGAGTCTGCTTTTTTATTGCTTTCAAAGTCATCTACCACGGTCTTTGTGATCGGTGTCTGTGTGCCGGAATAGTTCAGAGCGATCACGATATGATCCTCATAGACATATACGGCCTGCAGGAAGGTATCCACAAGACGGGCTGTATACTTTGGATCCGTCACATCCCCTTGTCTCAGCTTTTCCAGGAAGAAGATAATATGCTCCTGTGTCAGCTCCGGGAGAGCCACAAGCTCTTTAGCCAGGGCAGTCTCTGTCTGTGCTCTCTGAGCTTCCAGCTCCATTAAGCGGGAACGGACAGAGGATGAGTCCAGACCGTCTTCCAGAGCCCTGGTGAGGTTCGTGATCTTTTTCTCGATATCCTTAAGCCTGTTCTCCAGTCCCGGTACCTGGCTGTTCTCCTGGATCTCTTTATCCTGGTATTTGATAACCAGATCGGCCACCTCTTCGATAAAGGCGTCATCCATCACCAGCCGGATAAGCTCCTCCGTGACCGCCTGATCGAGTGTATCACGGCGGTAGCGTTTCAGTGTGCAGCCGCCCTTCTGCTTCCGGTTATGGCACATATAGTAGTGGTGCAGGGCGCCTGTATGACTCTTTCCGTACTCCCCGGCCATCGTATCACCGCATAAACCACATATCAGCTTCCCTGAGAGCATATACTTTTCCATCTTCGCCGCAGGAGCGG